AGGATATTATTATAGTACATTCACTTAATCAACAGGATATATATAAAATACAAGCAGCTTTAAAAGAATTAGTCATACCAATAAAAGGAAATTAATGAAATGCCCTTATAATGATTTCGATTGTATGTATGTAGATACATCAGGGATGGACAAGATTAAAGAATGCCCGGAGTGTGAGAATTATCATAACGGAGTCAGGGCAACAGGAGCAATGCCTATACTTGGATGGATATTCGAGAAGGTAAAGGGATTGAGGAAAAAGAAATACAAACCGATAGATGATGATATATTTATGATTGGACTATGATAACTGCACTCATTGCTTCAATACCCGAAAGGGAGAATATGCTTAAACGCACAGTTGAGAGTTTGCGACCACAGGTAGACCATTTGAAAGTTTCCTTAAACGGATATACACATATACCGGATTTTCTCGAAAAGAAAGAATATATTGTACTCGATAACTCGATGGGAGATGCTGCCAAGTTCTATTTCGCGGACAAATGCCGGGGATATATACTTACCTGTGATGATGATATTATTTATCCTTGTGGTTATGCTGCTTATATGATTCAAGGTGTACAACAGTATCAGTGTGCCGTGACACTTCATGGTCGTAACTATTCACGTCCTGTCATAGGTTTTCAACAGTCATTTACCGGTTATCCATGTCTTGGTGATGTAGCAACAGATACCCATGTTGATGTAGGTGGTGATGGGGTGATGTGCTGGAATACAGATTTCCTGAAAGTAAAATTCAGTGACTTCAAGCAGAAAAACATGAGCCAGCTTTACTTTTCGAAATTATGCAAAGAACAAAATGTGAAAATAATGTGTCTCGCTCACAGATCAGGATATTTGGGTTACATGAACCCTCAAGATACGATTTGGGATCAGGAGAACAGGAAGGGATTCATTAAACAAACAGAATTGTTAAAAGAATTTTTGAAATAATCTTGCTTTTCTCAATAATATAAATTAACCTTTGTAAAATTTAAAGTTATGAAAAACTTATTCGCTAATTTCTGGTTGACTTTGGGATTAATGATTTTGGTTGTTCTTGCAGACTTCATCGCATTGACATCTAAGGCACATATAGGACTCGGTTTTGTCATTGCATTAGTTTATTTTCTGTCAGGTATAGTTCTGAAGTCAAAAGAATAATGTATCTGGCGGGTCGGGGTGTTCTTCATAAATTCTTTAGGGTTAGTTAGGTTTATAATCATTTTAATTATCTAAAATTGCCACCCACCCGCCTTCGGAAATAATTGAAACAATGATACGGAAAACAAAAGGCAGATTTGTAGTATTAAGTTCAAAGGGGAAGAAATTGAGCAAGCCTATGACAAAGAAAGCCGCTCAGAAAAGATTGAGGCAAATTGAATTCTTCAAAAACAAAAAGAAATAAGTTATTGTTATTTAGAATCATTCTGAAATAGTTTGAAATAGAATGTCAAAATCAAAAGGTGATCCAAAATCAGGTGGTAGGAAGGCGGGCACTCCAAACAGGACAACAAAGGAAGCTCGTGAATTATTTGTCTCTATAATGAATAATGAGATAGATAACATTGAGGAGGCATTAAAGAAAGTTCGTGATGAAAGTCCTGCAAAATATTTGGATGCGGTTGCTAAATTATTTCAATATACAATCCCGAAACAATTAGATGTTACAACAGACGGTGATAAAATAAATTCTATCAAACTCATAAGGGGAAAATGAGTGAACTGACAATAAACCACAGCAAGATTCTTGATGAGTTGCTGGGGTCAGAGAAGAGAATAAATGTTTTAGAGGGTGGCAGTTCATCGACCAAGACATGGTCAATACTTCAATGGATCATAATAAACTGTTCACAGAACCGCAATGAGCAATATACTATCGCCAGGTTGAAAATGACATGGACGAAAGCAACTGTCCTCAAGGATTTTGAGGCAATGCAAATCAAGTATCAACTACCCGTAATTCCCGATATAAATATTAACCGCCCAGACCAGACATATACACTTTTCAATAATGAAATATCATTCATAGGTCTTGATGAGCCGCAGAAAGCACATGGCCGCAGACAGGATTATCTCTGGATAAACGAGGGCATAGAGGATTCAGAGAAGGAGATTAATCAGTTAATGATCCGTACACGCAAACGGATATTCATTGATTATAACCCGGCTGCTGAATCACACTGGATATTCGATAATATTATCCCGCGACCGGATTGTGATTTTTTCCATTCAACAATGCGCGATAATCCATTTCTTGAACAATCAATCATAGACGAGTTAGACAGGCTTGAGCAGACGGATCCTATCGCATATAAGATTTATAACCTCGGAATGCGTTCCGTTCAGAGGGGTCTTATATTCAAAGATTGGGATACAGTGCGGGATGTTCCGGATGGTGCAAGGAAGATAGCATACTGGCTTGATTTTGGATTTGTCAACGATCCCACATCAGTAGGATGCCTTTATCAATGCAATGGGGAACTTTATGCTGATGAATTAATATACGAGAAAGGACTTGTAAATGTGCCTATTACAGATAGAAACGGGAAGGTCCAGAAAAACATATCTGACAGGCTTGTTGCCGTTGGTGTGCAATCAAGAAATGATGAGGTAATAGCTGACTCAGCAGAAATCAAGTCAATTCACGAACTATATGCTATGGGGTGGAATATTATTCCTGCACACAAACCGAGGATAACATTCGGGCTTGATATTCTGCGCAGGTACAAGATCAATATTACTGAGCGGAGCATAAACACGATCAAGGAATTCAAAAATTATAAATGGGAAGTCGATAAGGACGGAGAACCGTTAAGACCTGAAAAACCTATTGATTATTATAACCATAGCATTGACGGACTTAGATATATAGCCGTTTTGAAACTTGCCCGTAGTAGCGGGGGAATGAAACAACTAAACTAAATATATGAAGACACTTGGAGTTTCGATGATCGTAAAAGATGAAGAGTTTGATATTGAGAAATGTCTTGAATCGATCAAGGACGCAGATGAGATAATTATTCTTGACACAGGATCTGAGGATTCAACTGTTGAAATATGCAAACGATATACTGAGAATGTGTTCACTGACTATATGTGGAAGGATGATTTTGCAGAAGCTCGCAATGTCTCCTTATCAAGATGCACGGCAGACTGGATACTTATCATTGATGCAGACGAGCAACTTGACTGTGACATAAAAGGAATTAAACATCTCATCAACTCCGGGTTTATGAATAAATACGAGGGGATGACATTTGTTGTGAAGACCCAGGCAGAGATAGTACAGTCTATACGAATCATTAAGAACATACCAGAGATCAAATGGCATAGTGCAGTGCATAATGTACTAACGTTGAACGGAAGTAACGCTGAGTTAGTGCCGAAATGTTATGTAACAAAGTTTGAGATCAAGTCGGGCTATTCAGCAGCTCACTTTAAGGACCCCAACAGAAGTCTGAGGATACTCACCAAGCAACTTGAGATAGACCCGGAGAACACGCGCTATATGTACTATATTGCTCGTGAGTTTATATCTCGAAGGATGGACCCGGTGAATAAAGATCAGGTTCCCGAATTACTTGATAAGATCATCTACTGGCTTGAGGGTTGTGATGTGATAGCATTCGAGCAGGACTGGACTAATGAACTTGCCGATGCTCTTTATTGCCTGTCCCTGGCATACTTCGAGAAATGTATCATCACACAGGATTACAAGTGGTGGTATAAAGGTATCACGGCAGCATCAAAAGCCTTCCTTGTGCTTCCCAGCTATCAGGCGGTTGCTAAATTACTTGCCGATGCGATGCTCGAACTGCCACGCAAGCAGAAATATCCGGCGGCGCATGAGTTCTGGAAGTTTGTCGAGAGCAAATGTTCCAATGCGGGTGTGGCACAGATAAGACAACTGCCAAAGAATTGACATATATCAACAATAAAATTGACGAATGTTGAAAAATAATTGACGTATATCATAAAAATAATTGATTTTTATTTGCATTTATCAAAAAATAATTTTAACCTTTACACTTCAATGCTTAGGGGACGGGCATACAAATAGCTATTTTATGTCTAATTTAATACATTAAGCAAAATGGGACTTACCACTTGTACTTGCCCTGTCTCCGTTACAATTACCTCTATCATCACAAACATAAATGATTGTAAGGTTGAGTTCGGGCAGATTCAAAAAATGATCTTCTGGAGACATGGACAGTCACTTAGTGCTGTCGCTTCTGCCATTTCAGCTACTTGCTGGACGGCAAGACTAACGGCAACAGGAGATAAGAAAGCTGTTGCATCGCCTTTTGTTTCTCTTATCATCCCACCGACTACAATCCGCGAGGTTGGTTCCGGTAACGAAGTACGTAACGGCATACCTATTCAGATAGGCACACTCTCCGTGAAATGCGAAGGGCATATATGGCAGCAGGATCAGGCAGTCATCAAACTGTTGAAAAACCTCGAATGTGAGGACCTCGATGTGCTGTTCATCAACGAGAACAACCAACTTGGCTACAGTAAAGAGAGCAGCAAAGTTAAAGGATTCCCGATAACATCATTCTTCGTCTCCGATCTTGGTACTGGCTCTTATGCTGACGGATCAAAGAATATGTTCAGTTTCTATCTGCCGGGTGGATGGTCAGACTATTTCACAATAACTACTGCCACATCGTTCTTACTTGACACTGTGAATACATGATAACACTCATTAGCGGTGATCAGACCTGTACGGTAAGCGAGACGCAAGCCGGTGACATTTTAAAAGTTCAGGCGAAGATGAAAGCTACAACATGGGAACTTCCTTCACAGTATCAATTAACAGAAGATGGCATTATTATTAGAGCAAATACAGACGTTAGTAAAGGAACGGCCACGAAAAAAGGAACTGGAACTCGGAAGGTGGCATCAGAATAAGTTGAAGTTTCATACTGAGACGAAGTTACTGAAGTCCGAACTATCGCCATACTACCAGGAATTCCTTGCATGGATAGGTAGCAATAATCCTGAGTTATTGCCTAAAGACAAGATTGACAGGTTCAAGCAACTTATGCTTTGTCCTCTTCCTACAATACAGCTCACTCAGTCTATCTCTATATGTCTGTCAAGGGTTTTTGAAGGACAAGACTCTTTCTTCCGTTATGACTTTGCAGATGATAAGAACGAGGCTGATTGGGGGAAATATCGTGATGAGGAGTTTTGGGAACGTGATGGCTACCGGGCAATGATAAACGCTATTGATAGCGTATGGGTCGTTGACCTGCCACTGGTACAGGAAGGTGAGCAACCGGAGCCAAAGAATATGTTGATTGATATAACTAATGTGATAGACATCTCAGTCAAGGCAACAGGCGAGTGTGTCTATGTGATCTTTGAGATAGCCGATAAGTTATTTGTCTATGACGAATTAAGCATCCGTGTATTCGATTACAAGAGTCCGCAGACTGCACTAAACACAGATCCTGTTATAATAAGGGATATCGGGTTTGGTCGTGAGATAGGTGTTTTACTCTCTGAATTCTTTCACGAGCTTAACTATTGTCCTGCTCGTATGTTTTGGAGTGAGTTACTTAGCTCTTCAAGTCTTATCAACAGGAAAGCACCACTGACGAATGTGCTTGGTGAACTTGACTGGCTGCTGGTTCATAAGGTTTTCAAGCGTTACATGGATATCGCCAATTCATTTCCGATACTTGTCAAGTATGAGAGTGATAATGACTATCAGGATCTGACACGAGAGAATGATAAGGCGAAGAATCCCAATCAACCGATAGCAAAGAAACTTATCGGTCCTGGGTCTGTTCTTGAGGTACCTCATCCACTCGAAGGGCAGCCAGATCTGATGGCTAATCCTGTAAAATGGATCACTCCTGATATTGCATCACTTGAATTTCATGTGACGGAAGATGAGCGGTTAACAGATTATATCTACAAGACATCGGTAGGTATAGATGGTGAACAGAATAATGATCAGGCAAAGAATGAGAAACAAGTTGATGCCTCTTTCGAGAACCAGACAATGATACTCAACCGCCTCGCTGATAACTTTGAGAAGATACAGACATTTGCCGATGAGGTATTAATAAAAATAAGATATGGCAATGATTCTATTGAAGATATATCAATAGATTATGGTACTAAGTTCTTTCTAAGGACTATCACTGATCTTGTATCGGAGAAAGATGCTGTTACTGGTGATGATATTCTACTTGATGCTATCAGTCAGGAGATGATAGAAACGAAGTTCCGCAATGATACATCAGGTAAGATACGGGCAGATGTGATTCGTGATATTGACCCTCTACCCGGCATAGTTGGTATGAACCGCATTGGTGATTCCCCGATAGACGAGGCAATAAAGATATACCAGGCAGGAGGTATTGATATAAATGCTTTTATCATCAAGTGTAACCTTATGAACTTTGTTCGCAGGTTTGAACGCGAGCAACTATCTATCGCTCAGTTTATGAAGAAAGGGGATTATAACGAAAGGGTTAATCTGATAAAACAGGAGTTTGTAAAATATGCTGCGGAATACCAGGCAGAAGAGAAAACATTAGCACCTGTTGCTACTGTGCCAGCGATGCCCGTAGCAACAGCAATGAGTATGAATTTGACCAATCCCGTAAAAGGAAAAACGGGTAAAGTATTAATTAAATAAAATGTAATGAAAGCAAATTTGAGTAAATCAGTGGAGATTCTGGAAGAGAACAGACATTGTTATCATCTGATGGTTGAGTCGAGGGCTGTTGATCCTCGCAATCCTACACATCCAATAGTCAAGAGGAGACTGTTGGTATTGCGCCCGATTGATTATAAGAAGTATTTTCAATGTTCAACAACTGACCAGATAGGTTATCTGAAAGCGATGAACCTTGAGAACTGTGAACTCGTACATGATCCGTCTTACGAGACTGTTGAGAAGATTGAACCGATCAAGTCGGCAGAGCATCTGATGAAAGAGAAAGAGATACGTATGCCAAGAAAAACTAAGAAGTAATGGAAAAGGCAGAAGCATTAAAGTACATCGATACTAAAGGGGATAGTAAGTTCGTTGTACGCACCGAAGAGGAAGAGGCAACTTTTCTGGCAAACCATGCTAAGAAGATCGAGGAAGAATTAATACCTTCCAAGATAGGAGAACTTCATAAACAATATGATGAGGATATTTTTTCTGTAACAGGTATGCGTAAGAATCCAACAGAGAAAACTTATGACTTTACTAAAAGAGTATTGGCAGAGTACAAAACAAAAGCCGAGAAAACGAGTGTTCTTGAGACAGAGATAGGCAATCTTAAACAGCAACTAAAAGATGGTACGGGTGATAAAAAAACCCTTGCTGATCTTGAGGCTGTTCAGAAAGCGTATAAAGATCTTGAAGATAAAAGTAAAGGAGAGATAGAGACCCTTACGAAAGCAGGTCAGCAGAAAGAGATACGTTATGAATTAACATCTGCACTTTCAGGATATGCTTATAAGAAAGGTATCACTGAGCCGGTAAGGAAAGCGTTCATTGACCAGGTGATTAATGAGTTGTCAGGTACAGCAGAGATACGTGAAGGGAAGTTAGTCTTTCTTGATAAGGCAGGCAACCCGATGCGTAATGCTCATAACTCGCTTAATCCTTACACTGCAAAAGAATTGCTTGATGAGAGGTTGAAAGAGATCGTTGACTCAGGACGTAAACTTGATAACGGACCGGATATACAGAGTGAGATATTGAAAGAGTTTGACGATAAAGGGCATCTGAAAAAAATGTCAATTGTTGTGCCTGATACGGTCAAGACAAAGATAGCACTCGGAGAGTTCCTTGTAAGTCAGAAGATACTGAGAGGGACGCCGGAATATACAATGCTTTATGGTGAATATAGTAAAACATTACCAATGCAATAAAAATGGCAAGTTGAAACCCCACTAAGAGAATGTGGCAATAGACACTGGCCGAATGCCTGAAACGTGACTTCTCGCATAAGCAACTTGAATATTAACTTAAAAAAATTAAAATTATGGCTTATGCTTCAACTGTGTTAGATGAATTTCGTCTATCATACAATTTATCAAACCTGGATTTGCACGACAACCGTTTCAGTAACTACGGTGCTTATGCAACATTCGTAAAAGATACTCCGAATCTTATCCCGGGGTATGCTGCCCTTATCGCTGGTCGCGCATCTGCTGCACGTACCACATCGATCCCTATCTTAGCAAGGGAGACTCTTTCAACAGCCGCTGTACGCTCATGTACTCCAACTTATAATCAGGGCACTTCAGCTTATGTAACACCGTCATGGACAACCGTAGAGGCCGGTTTTATGATGGTTCCTGCTGAACATCAGGGTAACTATATCAATTATCAGGATGCTTTCAACCATCAGGCTAAAGCAGTAGAGAAGGCATTCCTTCTTGATGCTGACACCGATGCAGTTGCTTATCTTGTTGCTCACATGACTTATGCCGATGCTGCAAAAGGTAATCCATTCTTTCAGACAGCTTACTATGCACAGATCCCGCTTGCATTTCATGATACATTCTTTGATGAATGGAAATCAGTGATGTTCGCAAACGACATTAGTGGTGACATAAACATTGTCGGATCTCACAGGGTACGTTCGCTTGTTGATTATTATTCAAATCAGGGAGCAGGCAACTCAACAAATCTCGGATTCCAGTATT